ATAGTATGTCGAGTGTACTAATCAAAAAAGGTATTTATCGTGGTATGTCTATTGAAAATCAAACTCTACCTTTAGTTAGAGGATATACTGCTGGAGCAAAAAATAATTATATTACTGTTAACAGTAATGGATTGTTTGGCAATGCGTTTGATATTGTCCGTGTCAAAGTTGACAGTACAGATGACTTTGTCATCATTCCCACAGAATCAGAATTAATTTCAACTACCTCATCTATTGCAGTTGAATCTGATGATGAGATTATGGATCGAATTGAACAGAGATTTGAAATCCTACAACAAATGACTCGAGCAATCATTTCAGGTGATGTACGTGCAATGATTGTAACTGGCCCGCCTGGTGTGGGTAAAAGTTATGGTGTAGAATATGAATTAGAAAAATATGGTTTATTTGAACATATTTCTAGACGAAAAATTAAGTATGAAGTTATCAAAGGTGCCATGTCTCCCATTGGATTGTATTGTACTTTGTATAAAAATTCTGATCCAAATAATGTATTGGTATTCGATGATTGCGATAGTGTATTCCAGGACGAATTGGCGTTGAACATTCTCAAAGCTGCATTAGATTCAGGCAAAAAACGTAGAATTCATTGGAATTCAGATTCATCTATGCTACGTCGAGAAGGTGTGCCAGACTGTTTTGATTTTAAAGGTGGTGCTATTTTTATCACTAACTTAAAATTTGATCACTTAAAATCTAAACGTATGCAGGATCACTTGGAAGCATTACAATCACGCTGTCACTTTTTGGATTTGACACTGGATACAATGCGTGATAAATTTTTACGCATCAAACAGATTTTTCGCCAAGGGCAATTATTCAATGATTATGAACTTACTAAAGAAACTGGTGAAGAGATCTTGGCATTTATGGATGCTAACAAGAATCAGTTACGTGAAATGAGTTTGCGTATGGCTTTGAAATTAGCCGACTTAACCAAAGTATCTGAAACAAACTGGAAAGCATTAGCAGTTTCAACTTGTATGAAAATTTAGTCATGTTTTATAAATATTGCTAAGTATTTGTATAGCTCCTGCATCGTCCTAACTACGATGCATTTTACCAGGCACCTGTAAAATGGTGCCTGTTTTTTTGACTTTGCAGAGTCAAATATGTTACTATATCTGTATGAAAACTGCAACAATAATAATTAAAGATGAAGTAAATATTAAAATTGAAGGACTTGATCTTGACGCACGCAAGAAATTAGTTAGTACATTTAAATATGATGTACCAGGTGCTAGGTATCAACCATCAGTTAGATTAGGGCGTTGGGATGGCAAAGTTGCTTATTTTCAACTAGGCGGAAGCACATATACTAACTTGCTACCAGAAATCGTGCCTATACTAGAAAATTTTAATTATGATTTTTTGATTGATGATCAACGAGAATATCAAACAAATTTCACATTCGAGCGTGTAACTGAAGATACATTTGCACATATTAACTGGGCAGATGGTCATCCGATGGCAGGGCAACCAATTAAATTGCGTGACTATCAAGTTGAAATTGTCAACAATTTTTTAGAAAATCCTCAGGCTATTCAGGAAATTGCCACTGGTGCAGGTAAAACTATTATGACAGCGGCATTAAGCCAACGTTGCGAAGCACACGGCCGTACTGTTGTAATTGTACCCAATAAATCACTCGTTACACAAACAGAAAAAGACTATCGAGGCTTGGGATTAGATGTTGGTGTTTACTTTGGTGATAGGAAAGACATAGGAAAAACCCATACAATATGTACTTGGCAAAGTCTAAATATACTATTAAAAAATACAAAAAATCACGAAGCAGACATAACAATACATGAATTTTTAGAGAATGTAGTATGTATAATGGTTGACGAGGTACACATGGCCAAGGCCGATGCTCTTAAGACATTATTAACTGGAGTGATGAGTCGTATCCCAATTCGTTGGGGACTGACTGGCACAGTACCTAAAGAAGCATTTGAATTTCAAGCACTAAAATGTAGTTTGGGTGCAGTCATTAATCAATTATCTGCTAGTGAATTGCAAGACAGAGGTGTATTGGCACAATGTCATGTAAATATAGTACAGCTGGTCGACCACGCAGAATTTGCAAATTATCAAAGCGAATTAAAATTTTTATTAGAAGATAGTAAACGTTTAGAAACAATATCCAAATTGGTTGCTAATGTAAACCAAACAGGAAATACATTAGTATTAGTGGATCGTGTTGCAGCAGGGCACGCATTAGTAGCTCTGTTAGGTGATCGTGCTGTATTTGTATCAGGTGCAACAAAAGGAACAAAACGCGATGAAGAATATGCAGAAGTTGCAATCAGTGATGATAAGATTATTGTGGCTACCTATGGTGTTGCCGCTGTGGGTATTAATATCCCTAGGATTTTTAATTTGGTTCTTGTTGAACCCGGAAAGAGCTTTGTCCGCGTTATTCAAAGCATTGGGCGTGGCATAAGAAAAGCTGAAGATAAAGATCATGTACAAATTTGGGATATCACCAGTACTTGTAAGTTTGCTAAAAGACATTTAACTAAGAGAAAAGTTTTCTATCGCGACGCCAATTATCCGTTTACACAAGAGAAGTTGGAATGGAAATAAAGTGGTTGCTATACGTCGACATATACTTTATAATATCACTACACGGAGAAATAAAATTAGAATTTTAACACTTGACAATGAACCTTATGACTTAGATCATTTACCTGACGAAATAGATGATATGCGATTTAGTATTTTAGACAATTCTAATCCGCAAGACCCTGACTATCACTACATACCATTAATATTTTTGGAAAGTTTTAATAGTCCTGCGTTAGTTTTACAAATAGGCAAATATAAAATTCGAATGCCAGTTGATTGGCAATTGCTTATTGGTGATCCGGATGCTGGAGACTTAGAAGTTATACCGTTATCAGCTCTTAACGATAGAGGTTTCAAAGCGTTTCAATTTAATCCCTTGTCTAGTTTTAGACCAAGTTTTTTGGACGTTGAAATTTTAGATGTATATCAGGATGTAGCATGGTACGCTCCAAAACTTAAAAATGGACAGTTATTGTGTATTCCATTAGGGGAAGGTAGTAAACCTGAGTGCGTATATTTTGTTAAAGATATTAGTCGCACTTGTGAAATAGTTAATTACAGCAAGTCCTTTTAATATGGCAAATATTTTCGAACAATATAATCCAGATGAAGAACCCATTAAACCTAATCGCATAGCCGTTAAAGAAAAAATGGTTATTGATTTAGAAAGCATGGTTAGAAATCTTCAAGCTGCAAATGAAAAAAATGTAAGAATTATTAATAAAATGGAACGCGACATTGTACGTCTCAAAGATCAAATTAGCCAATTAGCAGGTGCAATTAAACGTGGATAAACTTAGTATTGCAAATGAAATGGCATGTTTTGATCGTAAAGATCGTAAATTTTACGATAATCTTACTGATGAAGAGCGTAAAAAATTTAGCAATTATCTAATGATTCGCTGGGGTAGTAGTGTGCAAGGAAGTTCTGAATTACAAGAATATTATCTAATTGCCACTAATGAAAGATTGAATAAACATTTCTTTGACATTAATAAGCATCCTAAGTTACAATGGTTATGTTCTACTACAGTAAGTCCTGATATGGGAACGTATCGACACAATTGGATTTCTAATAAGAAAAAGGATATTGCATCTGGTGGCATTACAAAACAATTAATTGAACTATTTCCCAATTTAAAAAATGACGAAATTGAACTAATGGCTAAAATTAATACTAAGAAAGACATTGATAATTATTTAAAAGAATTGGGTCGTGACAAGTGAGTTATATCTGTCAATATTGTAAAAAAAACTTTGTAAAAGAATCTAGTTTGACTGTGCATTCTTGTGAACCAAGACGCAGGCGACAGGAAAAAGATGAAATAGGAGTACGATTAGGTTTCCATGCATACTTGAAATTTTATGAATTGACACAAGGATCATCTAAATTAAAGACATATGATAATTTTTGTGAAAGCCCTTACTATAAAGCATTTGTAAAATTTGGTAGATATTGCGCAAACACTCGTGTTATTAA